TATGACTTTAACACAGGGCTCATTTGATTTTTATTTAGATATAGTTCTAAATCATTAATAAGTCGCAAGTGTTTTATATGATAGATTTTGCTCATACATATATTTACTTTTAGTTCAGTTTCATTTTAAGTTAACTAAATCTTTTAACTTCTTGATGTTTTTCTTATTGCTTAAAGTAATTTTAGCGCCGTTGTGTAGGGGTCTAGGGAACTGCCCTATGTCTACCCATGCATATCCTGAACTTTCATGATTAAGCGTAGGTACAAACTCTTTTGGTGTAATTATAGCATACGTATAATACGTAAAACTTTTATCTTTTGAATGATATGTATCTAATGGATTTAAAGTTTCTATAGGTGGAACAAAGCCCATTTCTTCTTGTAATTCTCTTCTTAACGCATCCATAGGTTGCTCGTCTTTTTCAATCTTTCCTCCCCAAAAAGACCATGTGTATGGGTAACTAACTTTGCCACTTCTTAAATTTAAGAGCATTCTGTTAGTACTTTTAACAATAAATGTAGTTCCTACTGCTTTGTACATATTCACCTTATTATTTTTATTACTTCTTTATTATAGTAAATTTATGTCTATGGTGCAAGTTCTAATTTCCAAAAACCGTTTTTATATTGTCCTCTATGACTGTCAATCCACTCTGAGCCAGTCCATCTGTATTGAGTGCCTGTGTTAGTATTAGTTACATAGTGAGTTGAAGATTCTGTTGATGAATCAAAACTAACTGTCCATGCACCACCAGTATATTGAATTATATCATTAGCACCAGCTGAGAACGTACTACCAAACGTACTATTTCCTGTAAGTATTGGATTAATAATCAAGTACCTCTGTCCGTTTTGTGCAGTTGGTAAACCTGTTCCTGGATAAGATGTTTCTGGGTCAACAATTTTATCAACTGCCGCCTGTGTATTTGATGGTAATGAATCTACATCTAATGTAAACACTAATTTATTTGTATCACTTGGATGATAAGCTATTGTTCCAAAAACATCTAAACTACTATCTTCTGGATCACTACTTTGTCTTAAAATTAATTTACTAATACCGTCTTGCAATTCACCATACTGTTCTAAAAATTCTTTCCATTTTTCATTATCATTAACACCATATGCACCTAGTAATGCTACATTATTTCCAACAACAGAAATTTGTGCATTTTCTGGTGTAATAATCTGTGTAGCAATTTGTCCTGGAAAGTTTTCAAAGAAATCAATAAATCTTGGATCATAATCTAAATCGTCAATTGAATCTGTGTTATTAACTCTTGCAACAATTTGTTTAATAATTGATTGTTTTTTAACTTTAGCAGGAGGATTTAACCATACAGGCAAACTAAATGTTAACGTTGCAACATCAAGTTCACTTGTTGTTCCTTGCGGTACTGTTCTAGAAGTATAGTTAATATCAATTAATTCTACGTTAGTTATGTTAGTCCAATCTAACGGATTATCGTTAGCTTGTAGTTCCACAGCAGGATTAAACAATACTAATATTTGTTCTAGTATTTGTAATTTTTGATCTGTATTTGAACACCATAAGTCAACAGCCATATTTAAATTATATGGTACAGGCATATGACGTTCTACAGTATATGTGTTACCTATTTCAGCAATGTAATTTTTTGATGATGTGTCAAATTTTCTTTCATTAACTTGAACCTTATCAACGGATCTTGGTTCTTGTAATCTATCTCTAGCAATCTGTAAATTAGTAATATAAGCACTCATAAAAGGTGCTGAGTTCATAACATTTTCTGAGTTATGTCTTAAAAGGTGTGCAACCATTCTTGACATATCAGCATAACGTATTGGAACTCTAATAAATGATTCACTATCGCTGTTATCTTTTTTACCAGTCTTTACAGAAAAATTATCAAACAGTCTTATAAACTGTAAAATGTATCTTCTTATTTGTTGATCGTACCAGTATTGCATTTTAATCCGCCTTAGGTTTTATTACTTTACTTAAGAATTGTCTTTCTTTACCGTCATCTGTAGCAGTTGATGGTGTTGTATTATTAATGAAGCTATCAAGTTCTTTGTTTGAACTTACATAAGTTCCTCTCATGTTTTCAGAAATTTTAATAAATCTGTTACCTTCTTTTCTAAATAATCTACTAGGTGAATAATCAGTTCTTAATACATATTGACCATTAGTTATAGAAGCTGGAAAACTATTACCAGTGTGTGATATTGTGATACCTTGTCCACCTGTACCATCTTGTGACTTTAAATTTATCTTATGTGTATCTTGTTCGTTAGTATATAGGTGACTAACATCCATTCCTTTAGTAGGAACGTTACTTTGTGCTTCATTAATTATTGCATCGTTAATATCAATTTCTGATTGATATGTTGAAATAATATTTTTTAAATCGTCAGCATTTTCGCCACTGCCAACAATGTCTCTAAATTCTTGTGTGTCTTGCATTGCAACTGCTCTACATCTCCAAATGTGTGGCCACCAACCTGGGTCATAACCGTCAGCACCTTTGGCTGTATCTTCAACTACAAAAAACTTATTAATTTTTATATTTTCTTTTGGAGTAAAACTTGAGACAGTCGCACTAGCTGTACTTTTATCTCCAGTGATAGTTTCGTTTTGTGCAAAGTCTCCACTTATAGGAGTAATTCTAATTGTTTTAGCTTCGTGATTATAATTGATAACAGTTGCTTGAGTACTACTAGTACCGCCTGTTATAGTTTCACCTTTTCTAAATTTTTTTGATGGTTTAGCTGACAATGTAATACTTGCAGATTCTAATCTAGAATCATCTTCTAGATGAGGCATTTCAAATACATCACCTGGCATAATCTTTCTGCCAACTCTATTAATCATGTCGTTAGTATGAAATGTAATAAAAATAGTATCAGCAGTTTGAAATAATCCAAACTGTGTTAAATCAAAATCTTGATCAGCTACATTGTATACACCACGCAAATCAAATACGTCTGAATCATACTTTCTATCTCTGTTTTCACCAAATAGTAAATCTTGTACATTTAAAACACTTGTTATAGAGTTAGTAGGCTGATCAGAACTTGCACTATTAGTATTAATGTGCGGACCTATGTATTTGTGTAAAAATACGCCCGTACCTCCTACTAAGAAGTGTTCTTTAATTGTACGATCTGCAAACTTGTAGTCGTTACCTTTATTTGGTTTCCATAAACTTAATCTTGGCATAGTATTATCCTTACAAAGTATTTATTGAAGTAATAAATTTGGTAAATAATTATGTAATGGCAAAAGAACAAAGCAAAAGACAAGGATTAATTGAAGATATTAAAACTATACTGGGCGACGGTATGGTAGACGTAGAGCTTGATCCAAAGCATTACGAACAAGGTATTGATTTAGCTGTTGATAAGTTTAGACAAAAAAGCTCAAATAGTACTGAAGAAGCATACATATTTTTAGAATTTCAACCAGATGTAAATGAATATACACTGTCAAGTGAAGTAATAGAAGTAAGAGATATATTCAGAAGATCAGTAGCAGGTTCAAATAGCAGTATTGATTTAGATCCTTTTGAACTAGCTTACACTAATTTGTACTTTTTACAAGGTGGTAGAATTGGTGGTTTGCTAACATGGGACGCATTTGCTCAATATCAAGAAGTTGTCAGAAGATTATTTGGAGGTCATATAAATTTCAAATATAATCCAAATAATAATAAACTAACAATTATGAGAAGACCAAGAGCAAACGAAAATGTTCTTATAAGATGTTATATGGAAAAGCCTGTTGATACATTAATTACAGATAGATATAGCAGATCTTGGATTAGAGATTATTCACTAGCACAATGTAAAATGATGTTAGGTGAAGCAAGGTCAAAATTTGGAGCATTACCAGGTGCTCAAGGATCAGTATCATTAAATGGTGATACTCTTAAAAATGAAGCCCAAGCATCAATGGAAAAACTTGAAAGAGATATTGAAACTTACGGCACCGGTGAAGACCCACTTACATTTGTTATTGGATAAACTGTAAAAATCAGTTGACATCTTTGTTTTTATCAAGTAATATAAACTTATGATCATTGGACTTGTTGGATTTATTGGCTCTGGAAAAAACACAGTTGCTGAGTCATTTCAAAAAAAAGGTTATAAATTTGATAGCTTTGCGGCACCGTTAAAAGACTGTGCTTCAAGTGTGTTTGGTTGGCCTAGAGAAATGCTAGAAGGTGAAACAGATCAAAGTAGAAGTTTTAGAGAAGCACCGGATCAATGGTGGAGTAACAAATTAGGTATAAAAGACTTTACTCCTCGTTTTGCATTACAATATTTAGGTACAGAAATATTTAGAGATAGTTTTAATGATAACATATGGCTATCTAGTTTAGAAGGTAGATATATGGGCAACGGGCGTAAAAAAACTATAGTAAGTGATTGTCGCTTTAAAAATGAAATAGGTTTAATTAAAACTATGGGCGGAGCAGTTGTAAGAGTTTCACGTGGTGCAGAACCACATTGGTATGATACAGCAATTCAAGCCGCTGAAGGAGATGCATTTTCTCAGCATACTTTAAGTGAAATGGGTGTGCATAAAAGCGAATGGGACTGGGTAAGTTCTAGAGTTGATTATACAATTTATAACGATAAAGACATTGTACATTTAGACAACGAAGTAGATAAAATTGTAAAAGATTTATCTTAAAGATCAGGTTTTAAATCACCTTGTTTCCAGCCTACTTCTTCAACACTTTTTACTCTACTACAATTAGCACATATTGTTTTTAAATTATTCCAGCTAGAATTTTTTAAATTACCATCTACATGATATACATCCATCTGTGCAGGGTGTTTAGCTTTAAAACCACACTTCTCACATATTGACTTTCTTTTATATCCGCTCTTTTCCCATGAGTGTTTTAAGCCTGTTCTTAAACCTAAATCTTCTTTTATACACTGGTCACACTTACTACGATAGTAAACTTTGCCTTTACGTCTATAGTTAAACGCACTAGGCCTTGTTTTACACTTGTGACAAAGCGGTCTAATATGCTTGGAAACTTGTACATTCATAAGTGTATTTAACAGAATCGATACCTTTAAAGGTGAGTTGTATTCGGCTTTATTTGTGAAAAAACTATAAATATTAATATTAATTTAGGAAACATAATATATGTTTGAACAGGGAGATTTAAAATGCCAACACTAACATCAGCAGGTGTATCAGTAAGCGTCATTGATGAATCTATGTATGCCCCGGCCGGCCAAGGTACAGTACCTTTGGTTGTACTTGCAACTAAACAGGATAAAACAGATCCAAGTTCAAGTAACGTAGCAGTAGGAACAACTGCCGCTAACGCCGCCAAGCCATATTTGATTACATCTCAACGTGAACTAGTTACAACCTTTGGTGAACCAGCTTTCCAATCGTTATCAGGAACACAAATTCATGGTGATGAAAGAAACGAGTATGGTTTACTTTCAACTTATTCTTATTTAGGAATTGCCAACAGAGCTTATGTTGTTAGAGCTAACATTGACTTAGACGAAGTCAAAGCTTCATCAACAGCTCCAGCACTAACACCAGCAAACGGAACATACTGGTTAGACACTACCAACACAGACTTCGGTTTATTTCAAGCGAATACAACCGCAGGTGCATGGGAAAAACTAACACCAGCAGTATTAATGGACAAACCGGGTGCAAATGGTGGTAACGTATCATCATCAGGTACAGGTGCTAAACCAATATCAAGTTATGGTAACAACGGAGACTTTGCTGTCGTAGGTTCAGCCACACCAATTAGAGCTTATCAAAAAATAGGCGGTGCGTGGTTAGTAATCGGCGGTGGAACTTGGAAAGGTGCTTCAGGTACAGATGGTGCTAACGTTTATATTAGACCAGGTACAGGATCAGCACCAACAGTAGCCAAAAAAGGTAACTTTAATGATATATGGTTAAAAACAACTTCAGCAGGACAAGGTGCTAACATCGTTGTTAAGAAATACAGTTCTTCAACAGGTGCATTTTCATCAGTCACAGCTAACGTCTACTCAAGAGATGATTCAGCTACTGCTACTGAAGGTTCAGGACTTGCACAAAATGACGTCTATGTAAGATTTGACGATTGGTCAGATGAAACTATGGCGGCAGAAATAAAAGCAAACTTGATTTCTTCAGCATCAACTTTAGCAACTACAGCCGTATCTAAAAGAGATATTCTAACAAACGCAGGTGCAACAGCATCTCCGGAGATAGAATTTAACTTAAGAGTTAGAGGCGCAGGTACTTCAACAGTCATAACTGGTACAACTTCACTACACAGTGGAATTAACTTAACTGGTTCTGAAACACACGCAGTATTTGAGCTTAACGGTCAAACAATAACAGCAGTAGGTTCTGGCGCGGCTGGAACAGTATCACTAGCAAACGTTGTAACTGCAATTAATAATTCAGCTTCAACAACTGGCGGTGTATCAGCTGATATTGATTATCAAAGTGCTACAAAACAATATCTAAGATTAACTAGAGCAGGTGGTTATGCAGTCTACATCCAAAAATCAGATGATGACAGTAACGTGGCAACTCAAGCATCAGAAGTAACAGCATTAGGATTTACTCCTAATCTTGCTACAGCTTCAGCGGCACACAAAGCATACTACAAAACACTTTGGTCAGATCTAAGTTATGAAGCATCTAATTCAGCACCAACTAGTGATCCAGTTAATGGAACACTTTGGTATAAATCAGAACAAGACGCTGATATCTTTATAGCAGTTAACGATGGCGGAACAATGAAATGGCACGCCTACGCAAACTCAAAAGATAGATTCACAGCAGGTTCAGTTGTATCAGGTGGTTTAAAAGATTTACAAATAGTATCTTCAGAACCAACTACACAATCAGATGGAACTGCTTTAGAAGCCGGCGATGTTTGGATTGATTCAAATGAATTAGACTCATATCCAAAAATTTACAAATACAACACAGGAACAAGCAAATGGGTACTAGTGGATAACGCTGACCAAAGTTCTGCAGACGGAATAGTTTTTGCAGACGCAGTTGGTAATCCAGGCGGTACAGGAGAAGATGATCAAGATTGGGGTTCAGCATACACAAACTTTGATTCTGATGCACCAGATCCAGCTGTATACCCAGAAAACCTTTTATTGTTCAACACAAGATTATCAGGTTACAATGTGAAAAAATATGTGACAAATTACACATACAACAGCACAAACAATGGTAATACTTGGGTGACTGAATCAGGTAATAGATTAGACGGATCACCTTACATGGGTAG